CCGTCTAGGTTCCAGCCGCGCCAAGAAACGCGCCCTCGTAGTCGAGGATGCGCTGGAAAAGGTAGCCACGCTGTACCTGAAGCTGATGCAGGCATACGATGGCACACACTTCAAGGACACCGAGAATGTGCCGTTTGTTGCCGAGCAATTTACCGGCGATTTCACGGTCAAGGTGGACGCGCACAGCAACAGCCCGATCTTCACCGAGGACTTGCGCCAACTGGCGTTCAACCTGTTCAAGGCCCAGGCCATCGACAAGGAATCCTTGCTCGACCTGCTGGAACCGCCCATGAAGCAGGAACTGAAAGAGCGCCTCAAGAAGATGGAAGAAAAGCAAGCTGCTGCTGCGGCGCAGCAAGCGGCCCAGCCCAAGCCTGAGAAGGGTGGCGGCAAACCAGACCTGAAAGCGGTAGGTGGAGAATGAACCAGGGCAACACGCAACCCAAAGCTGACCAGCCTCGCGTAGACACGAAATCGTTGTCTAGGCAGGAACCTTCCTTGCAATACCGTGTGCAGGGTGGTAAAAACTATGCCAGCCGGAGTACACCCCGGTCTGATGGACGTTCCTCAACTCGTAGTTACTAGGAGTACACCATGTACAAGAAAATGAAGCGTACCCGCAAGACTCGTCGGTAAGAATTCCGTAAGGAATAGGGTGTGGCTTTCTTCCCTTTCAAATAGATCGCCTCCTCTGTAGTTAGGAGTGAATCATGCGTAAAGCTCGCAAAGGCCGTAAGGCTCGCAAGTAATTCCCCCAAAGGGTCTACCCTTGCGGGGCGGGTGGAAAAATATAGCCCCCATTTTTTTGACTTGACAAGTTAGTAAGTGCTTGCCACTATTCGCACAATTTAGGGATTAACCATGAGCGTACCGTCAGACAAATTGATGGAAATGATTAAGGGACAGCGCGGAGCGCCTACGCCTGCCGCTGGCCCTACGCCCGGCGCAGATGCTGATATGGAGATGGGATCGCAGTCTGACGTTGAAACCCCGCCCATGGCTGCTCCGATGTCCACGCCTGAACCCAAGATGGGAAACCGTGAAGGGGCGATGATTAACCTCTCCATGGCGATGGACTTGATTGAACAAGCACTTCCGGCATTCGGTTCCGAATCGCCTGAAGGCATGAAGGCTCTTGCAGTCCTGCGCTCACTGTCAGGCATCCTTGGTGGCAAGAAAGAAAAGGCCAAGGAATTGCAGAACGCCGAAATCATGCAGATGCTTCAGAACTTGCCGCAGGCTGGTGGTGCAACGCCAGAGGGCAAGGCAATGGCAGCAGCACCCGCTATTCCGGGAATGGCTCCCGGTGGCGCACCTCAACCCCCCGCAATGTAAGGAGTAATCATGGACTTGTTTAAACCCCGTGGTGCGTCACAGCCGCGCCGCCCGACTGACAACAACCAGCAGAACGGTCAGATCACCAACACCCCGCGCTTCTCGCAAATGGGTGGACTGAGTGGCCCGAACAAGTATGCCAAGAACCGCATGACCCTGGAAAAAGTGCCGAGCGCACAGACCGGTCACAAAGTCATCTAACTATCAAAGGGGATAACAGATGAGTCTTGAAGATTTGAGCATGGAAGCGCGTGACGAACTGGCTCTGCTGGCTCGTCAACTTTCTGAGAATCCTGCCACGCGCAAGGATTTTCTGCGTCTGACCAAGAAGGCAAAGCCGGATATGCCGATCCCTGAACTGGAGATCGAGGATAAGACCGACAGCGCCTTGGAAATGATGCGGAAAGAAAATCAAGAACTTCGTTCCAAATGGCAAGAAAAAGAAGCCGTTGAAGAACTTGAGAAGCGCCGTTCTAAGCTGAAATCCAAAGGCTTGGTGGAACGGGATGAGGACATCGCTGAAGTGGAAAAACTCATGCTGGAAAAAGGCATGACCAACCACGAAACAGCAGCCGAGTATTGGCAGTGGATGAAACAGTCTGCTCAACCCACGCCGTCCGGCTACAACCCGAATCCCATGACCAAGTTTGATTTGGGCAAGTATTGGAAAAATCCTGTGCAAGGCGCACGGGATGAAGCAGCAAAAGCACTCAATGAGTTGCGGAAAAACCCGCGACCCATTGGTATTTAAGTAGTACAGGGGATATTTTTTTCTCGGAGATGAACCATGCCTATCGGCGGCGGTATTCTTCCGGCTTCGGGTTCGACCCAATACACCGAACTGACTTACGTCACTCGGCGTGCGTTTATCCCGAAACTGGTTGTTCAGCTTTACAACAGCACACCTCTCATGGCGGCACTGATTGCCAACAGTCAGCAAGCCTCGGGCGGTGTTTCATCTGTAACCGTTCCCGTCCAGGGAGCGCAGTTTGTCAATGCTCAATGGTCTGACTACAGCGGCTCGTTCGCCCAGCCTAGCGTTCAGCAAGGCGCGTACAACGCTGAATTCAACCTGAAGCTGATGATCTGCCCGGTTCCGTTCCTCGGAATGGAAGGTGCGGTTCAGCAAGATCACGCGGTCATCCCGCTGATCGAAGCCCGTATGAACGATGCGACCAACGTAATGATGGACGCAATGGCTACGGCCCTGTACAACAATACGACCAACTCGCAGCAGTTTATCGGTCTGCCGGGCGCTATCTCGAATAGCAACCCTGCTGCCGGTAACTACGGCAACATTGATCGCTCGACCTACACCTGGTGGCAGTCCAAGCAGTATGCCGCAGGCTCGGTCAACCCGACCCGTCAGAACGTCCTCCAGTACATCAGCGGCACTGTCAAGAACGGCGCAGAAGTCCCGTCCTTCGGCGTGTGCGGCTTCGGTACTTGGACGCTGCTGGCCCAGGATTATGTCGGTCAAGAGCAATACGTCATCACCCCCGGCAGCGGTTTTGATAGCGATGCCAACGGCCCGCAGGCTGCGTTCCGCGCCCTGATGGTTGCCGGTGTGCCGATCTATCCCGATCCGTACTGCCCGGAAGGTAAACTCTACCTGGTCAACACCAACTACCTGTCGCTGTACATCCACGACCAAGGTTCGTTTGTGTTCACCGGCTTTGAGTCCACCCTCCCGAACTGGCAGATTGGTTACGTTGGTGCGGTCTTGATGATTGCCGAACTGGTAAACACCAAGCCCAAGTCAATGACCCAAGTGACCGGCTATAACTCACTGACACTGTAAGGAGAAAAAGCCATGGCACTTGCAATGAACAAAATTTTGGTTGCGAATACCGTAACCAATACCACCTCTGCCTACCTGCAAACCACCACGGTAGCGGCTGTCACGACCGGCAACGGAACCGTGATTACCGCTGGCTCGTACCTGATGAATGCTCAAGCAAACGTCAGCGTGGTGATGTACGATGGCTCTAACTGGGGCACGATGATCGCCAACAACACCGGCGGTTACTTCGTTTCGGACGGCGTGAACGTAGCTGCGAAAGCAGTCAACGCGAACACCACCGCGACCCTGGTGACGGTCAACGGCGGTCAGGCCGCTAACAGCACTTACGCATCGTAAGGAGTCACCATGATTGCGAATCATGTAGGTGCAAATTACCCGGATAAGTTTAGCCGGTACGCTATTGGCGAGGCCAGTGGCGTATCGCTGGCTGCTACTGGTAACTCGGTGGCAACCATCGCTATCCTGGGTGGTACGCAATACATCATTCGCCAGATCACGGTGATGAATGCTAACGCTTCCATCAATACCGCAAACGTCACGATCCTGACCTCCTCGGACGGGAACGTGTCGAATGCGGTAACTGGAAACGTCCTGCTGTCGAACGTGACCAGCACCACTACCTTCCAAGACATGACCCTGGCATCGGGCGCTGCAACCAGCACCTACTCTGCCGGAGCCTTGTTTGTGAAGGTGAACACTGCTGTTGCTGGCACTTGCGACATCACGGTATTTGGCGATGTGGTGTCCCTGTAATGACAACCGTATATGTGACAAACAAGAACTTTAAACCTCTTGTCGTTGACTACGGCGGGAAAGACGTTGCGTTTCCTGTCAACGAAACTGTCGAAATCCCGCTGGTAGCAGCGCGTCACATATTCGGGTACGGTGACGATAACAAGGAACCGTATCTGGCCTCACTCGGACTTTGTTTGACAGCCAATGAACTCCCGGACGGACTAAAGCGGCTGGCGAACTTTGTCATCACCGAGGATGTGCCTCAAAAAGACCACTCTTTATCCCCGGTGGTGGAACAAGTACCCCTTCCCCCTGCAAAGCGGGGAGGGGGAAAGATCCTCGCTATGACGGCATGATGGGATACAGATGTCACAGACTCTTTCCGGCTACATCACAGAATGTCGGCGGTTGCTCCATGATGCAAACGGCAACTTCTATTCTGACAATGAACTGACTGACTACATCAACAACGCTCGTCAGCGTTTGGTCAGAGATACTGGCTGTCTGCGACAAATCCAGACGGTCACAGCAGTTACTAACCAGGAGGTTTACACCTTCTCGGCAGACTTCCCCCAGGGTATGCAGACCATGGATGTCTTGAACATCAATCTGTACTGGGGTAATACTCGCGTCCCGATGCGCTATATGTCGTGGACGCAATTCAACGCGCAACTGCGCTACTGGCAGAATTACATCGGGCAACCTATTGCCTTCTCCATGTACGGGCCGACAAGCCTGTACATTGGCCCTATTCCCGATCAAACGTACACGATGGAATGCGATACGGTCATCCTCCCGACCCCGCTTGTTAGCGGGACGGAAGTAGACCAAATCCCTGACCCGTGGACAACCCCGGTGGCGTTCTATGCCTGTTACAAGGCCAAGTTCAAAGAACAATCTTACGGCGAAGCTGAGATTTTCAAGCAGCAATATCAGCTACAGGCGCAATCTGTCCTAGCGACAACGTACACCAGAAGGATGCCCAACCCTTACTCGACTCCGTACTGATATGGCTGCCGCTGAACAGAAAAAGTCCTATCAGGTCATCAAGGAGTTCAAGGGGGTCAATACCAAGGCCAACCGGACGGCTATCGACCAAACGGAATTCTCTTGGATTGAGAACGCCCAGCCTATTGGCTTTGCCAACATCAAGATCATCAACAACCGCAGCACGGTTCTTGACTCTGGCAACACGGCAGTCACTTTCACCAACACGGTGTCCGGCCTGTTTTCCTGCTCCATCAACAACAAGGATTACATCCTTGCGTTCCAGGCTGATGGTCGCTGCGAATACTTCAACATCAGCGATGCCGTAAAAGGCACGGTAGCTGCTGCCGGAACATTCTCGGCGGCTGGCGTAGAGGTCGGGCAGTGGAAAGACGAACGCGCCCTAATTCTTGACCCGTCCAACGGTTACTACACCTGG